TTATAGGACAAAACCGTTCCGCGGCTGAAATGATCAGCGACCGCATCAGGAATCGACGACCGTCCTGTTCCTGCTGGATAAACCACGTCGATCTGATAGATTCCTGTGGTGTCATCCAGCCCGTCCGCGCCAAGTCCAACCTGCGTCGTATCGGCAGGCAAGAAACTTGGGCGTATGTAAGTGCTTCCGGCTTCTGGCTCAAACGGAATGTTCGGCCAGGCAATATCATATCCGCCCGGCAATGTGTTGAGGCGGTTATCGAATGCTGCTTGGATGTCATTGAAGTAGGTAGCCATCACCGTCTCCTAAGTGATGCTGCAACGCGCTCCACATTCACTCGAAGCATTCCTTGCGGCGCCTGCTCAGAATGGCCCTGAAATTCAATGCGTGCTGCATAGGGCAAATTGTTGGTGAAATAGAAAACATTGCCAAGTTCCATCTTGTTCGCCACTGCTGCCGCTTCATTTATCGCCCCAGCGCCACTGCGATCCACTCCGGCTTTTTCCGATCTAATAGGACGCCCGATGCTAGACTGCCAGTTGTTACGCAGGCGACCGGTATCAACTGGCGTCTCTTTGATCACCCTTGATGTCAGCGCGAACAATGTCCCGCGGACTTGTTTTTCAGCAAACCCTTTAAGGTTTAGCACTGCATCGGGCAGCGTTTTATCCAGACTCATTTGCGCACCTGCAGGTTTGCAATCAGCACGTTCGCCGCCGGTCGGTTTTCCGATACAGATATCACGCGATATGTCTCGCCGTTGATGTCCACCTTATCGTTTACCTGATAGTCATGCGCTTCGGCCAGCACCCGGCGATCACCTTGCTCGATGGTTTCATCAGCCCGCTCGGTGTCGGTGTAGTCAAAAACGCATCCGAACTTCTGGTATGTCGACTCAGTTGTGCTGGTCTGCCCGGTGTCCGGATCGTATGCACCCTGCGCCGTTCGCGTGAACGTAAGCTGCTGGCCAAAGTTCTGCAGCAGCTTCTGAGCGGTGGACTCAAGTTGCGCGTAATTAAACGCCATCTTAAACCCTCGACACCATTACCGCCGGAGCGACGATGCGGTTCATCGCAAACGTCAGGGCCGGCGTCGTGATCCGGTTGTTACTGTTCTCGGCGTACTCGACGGAAATATCGCCAACCTGCTCGCGGATCGTGCGGCGATCCTCGTTGTTGAGCTGCGAGTTGCCGTCCAGCTCCACCTTTGTGGCCTCATACAGGGCCGTGACGACTTCCTTTGGAATCTCGGTGGCGTCTGCATAGTACCCATCGATCAACGCTTCTGTGCGCGGCCACTGCAGCGGCTGGTTCTCGTTGGCCTTGTTGCCGATGAAAAACTGACGCTCGAACCAATCCATCGCCCGCAGGATTCCCTGCTCGACTTCCTGATCGGTGCCGTAGGTGATACCACGAGAATCAGCCCAGTCCTTAAACTGAGCAACGGTGATATAAGAGTTTGCGTTGGCGACGACCGAGCCGTCCTCGATGATAAGCGTCATCACTTGACCTCTACAAAGTCACCCTTGCGGTAGTTTTCGACTTCATCCACATGAACGTCAGCATATATATCCTTGAACTGGTTATACATCTTGACGGTCGTCGGTTTGGGCGTCTGCGCCCGCGTCGTCTTTGGTTTGCTGGTCGTGCGTTTGGTCTGTGCCATTTTTATCTCCACAAGGAGAAAGGGGCGGCCGGAGCCGCCCCATCTCTTTTAGCCAAGAAGCAGGGCAATGTAGTCCGGCTTCCAAGCCTTGACGCCCCAAGAGGCGGCTACTTCGATCATCGTCTTGCGATAACCCTTGTAGACGCGAACCTCGAAGGTAAGGCCGGAGAACGGATCAACCACTGTCATGGCGTCGTCGGCGGAATCACCACCTTCCGGAACGGCAGGAGCGCGCATGGCGATCTCCAGAGCCGCACGGTGGAAGGCAACGTTGGCGGTGTAATCACCACCAAGCGTCACGTCAACGCCATCAGCGAGCGACTGGCGGAGGCCAGTGTCGTTGATGGAGAAGCTGCCGCCGCTGAGCGGTGAGCCAACAACGTACTTGTTGGTGTCGCCCGCGAAGGTAACAACGTCACCAGCCAGGATCGTGCCGCTGCCGGTATCGACCGCAATGTCGGTCGCGCCGATGGCGAGCGGGGAAGCCAGGTTGGTGTCGTAGTTGGCACCAGTGCCAGCAGTGTGATTCTGCACCTGAGCGGATTCCTTGATCATCAGGCCCTGCAGATCAAGCAGCGTGCCCTGACGGAGCAGTTCGCCGCCGCCGGCCTCGTTGGCCTTCTGGAGCTGAGCAAGCTGACGCAGGTTCGTACCGGCGACAGTGTTCATGACGATGGAAGCCTGGCCGTCATTGGCTGGCATTCCGTTGTCGACCAGAATCTGGCGAACCTCGGCAACCTCGCTGAAGTCGGAACCGAACGGCGTGGTGCCGGCGGTGCCGAAGGCGCGCGATGCGTTGGTGTACGCCTCGGTGGCCAGATCAGATTCCATCTCGTTGACCAAAGCACGCATTGCCTGCTTGATCTGGTCGCCGTAGACGGTCTCGAACCCGATGCCGTTGTTGAGGCTCAGGATGTCCTCACCGGTGTACGGAATCTGCACGGCACGAGCGTTGCTGATGGTCAGCGTCTTGTTGTCGACGGTCTGATCCGTACCTTCCGGCACAGTCATCGACTCGGACACGTCAACCGCGCTGGCTTCGCGGGTGAACGAGGCGCGAACGATGTCGCCCTTCGCCGCACGCTCGGAACCGTTGGCGTTGATGGTTGCGGAAGGAACGAAGCCGACAAGCTCCCGTCCCACTACGTCAGCCGCCTTGTAGATGTCGGCGGCAAGATCGGTCAGTACATTAGCCATTTGGCACTCCTTAATCTAACCTTTTAATCGACTAATTTCCCGCCTGACTTCATGAATTCGGCTTTCTTAACCGCGTCCATTTGTTCGAAGTCATCGCGTGACATTTCTCTTGCGCCCACATCGGCCCCGCCTTGTGAACGTGCGGCCCCGCCGCCTTGTGCTTGCGATCCGTCCACCAAGAACGGATACGACTGCTTAATTGTAGCACTCAGATCATCGAGTGTACTAACAGTCAACTGGCCGTTCTCGTCGACGACTTTAACCTCGCCCTCGACAAGCTGCAGCCGTTGGCTGATCTCTTTCTCCAGCAGGCTGGCGCGAGCCGTATCCTTGGTCAGCGATGAGGCAAGTTTCTGAGCCTCGGTTCGCACCTTCTGCTGGGCAAATGACTGGTTCATTTCCTCGATCGTCTGCCGAAGCTGGCTGGTCTCCTGCTTCTGCGCCTCATACAGTTCCTTGAACTGGCCATTTTCCTGCGCAATCCGTTCGCGCTCTGATTTGGCCTCGGCGTCAATCCGTTCCTTTTCCTGCTGCGCCTTGCGTTTTTCCGCCAGCAGTTCCTCGTTTTTGGCCTTGAGGCCAGCAACCTGTTCCTCAATTTGGGCCTGCGTAAATTCCTGCAGTTTCTCCTGCAGCGTTCCCTTCACTTCGTCGGGCAGTTCAAGTTCATTCAAGAAGTCCATTTGCATCACCTCTGGTTATTGCAAAGTGCGCCTCGGGCGCGTCACAAGTTTAATCCCTCAAAAGCGAGGGGTTCCAATTGGCGTAATTCATCAAGCGTCAAAGTCCTGCCCTGATCGTCAACGAATCGGCCAATATCCAAATTGCCTTCGCGGAATAGTTTACCGCGAGCGGCTCCTAATACTTCATCTTGGAATGACGCCGGTTGACGCCGCAACCAGCCTCCATAAGTTGTCTGCGCGGATACCTGACGCGCACCTTCCGCTCCTCGGGCTGGCCGTTTGCCGGTAACATCCGATGCCAAATCAAACTCTGGCTTCACGACCGGAATGATTGTTGAGCGGCAGCTAAAATGCGCGGGTGGTTTCGGGCTGGTCTGAGGATTGTCGCCAAACGGATATATCTCGCCATCTCGGCTCATGCAGATCAGCGACGTGCGGCCGTCCAGCGTCGCCACCCATTCATATCCGTCGAACAAGTCCTCGTTCTCGCGGAGCGTAAGATCACGCGCCTGAACGGAAACGTGGTTAGTTATTGTCCGCACCAGAGAAGACGCCTGATTTTTTTGCAGCCGCTCGAAGTCGGAGATGTTGCGTCGAATCTGCTCGTTTGTATCACCCAGTG